CAACGACGTATCCCGCGAACTCACAATCTCGCAACAGCTTCGTCTCGCCCTGAGACACAAGCTGGTCGACGGTGACAGTCTGTTCATCGCTTACTGGATGCCTGAGCGTATCGGTCGCGGTGGTGCAAAGTACGCAACGGCGTTCCAGTTGGTTGATCCCGACCGGCTGTCGAATCCGTATCAGATGATCGACTCGAAGCACCTCCGTGGTGGCGTCGAGATTGACCAGCACGGCGTACCGATCGCGTATCACATCCGTAAGGCGGAACAGAACGACTGGTACAACGCGCACGAGTCGATGGTCTGGGAGCGGATTGAGCGCGAAGACCCGGACGGCTGGCGTCGCGTGATCCACGACTTTGAGCGTGATCGCGCCAACCAGCACCGCGGGATCGGCATTTTCACGCCGGTACTCAAGCACGCGAAGATGCTCGCGCGCTACTACGGTGTCGAGTTGCAAGCCGCGACCGTTGCGACGATCTTCGGCACGTATGTGACGAGCCCCTATGACCCGGCAATGATCGAAGCCGCAATGGATAGTGCCGGTGACGGCGAACTCGGCTTCTATCAGGAACTGCGCGCGGACTGGGCCAAAGAGCGGCCGGCGATGCTGAACAACGTTCGCGTGCCGACTCTGGCGCCAGGCGAAGAAATCAAGCAGGTCGCTGCTGCTCACCCGCACACCGGCTTCGAAGATTTCGCGCACGAGATGTTGCGCTCGATCGCGGCGGCGCTCGGCGTTTCTGCCGAGCAGATCACCCAGGACTGGAGCAAGACGAACTACTCAAGCGCGCGTGCTGCGCTCCTCGAAAGCTGGAAGACGCTCACGCGACGCAACACGGAATTCAAGGTTGGCACTGCCACCCCGATCTATGCCTGCTGGCTTCAGGAGGCTATGGAGCGGGGCGATCTTGATGACGTGTTGCCTCGCAATGCCCCTGACTTTATCGATGCTGCCACGGCATACACCCGCTGCGATTGGCTCGGTGTGGCGCGGGGTTGGGTTGATCCAGTAAAGGAAAAACAGGGGGCCATTCTTGGTTTGGATGGTGGCCTTTCGACGCTAAAGCGCGAGTGCGCTGAGCAAGGACTCGACTGGGAAGAAGTGCTACACCAGCGCGCGATCGAAGTTGATACTTTCAAGCGTCTCGGCTTGCCACCGCCGAAATGGTTTGGCGAGGCCGCAACGGAAGCCGCAGGGGAGCCACAAGCAGAATGAAAAGCTATCCATTTGCAGCGGCTCGAATCTTCGATACCCCGCTCGCGATCCATCCGTCTAAGGGCGCTGTGATTGCAAAGGCGCTGGCCGCCCGGTTCGGAATCAGCGACGTCAGCTTTGCGGGTGAAAATCCTACGGTATTGGCAAGCGACGCATTCTCGGATGCTGGCCTATATACGGAAGATGATTCGCCCTACGACCTGATCGATGGTGTCGCAGTCATCGACGTGTCAGGCACGCTGGTTCAGAAAAGCAGCTACCTGCGCCCCTACTCCGGCATGCTGGGGTATAACGCGATCCGCCATAACTTCCTGGCAGCACTGGAAGACAAGGCGGTTCGCGCGATTGCGCTGTCGATCGACTCACCCGGTGGCGAGGTGGCCGGCTGCTTCGATATGGCCGACCTGATCTACAACTCGCGCAGCAAAAAGCCCACTCTGGCAATCCTGAATGAGTGCGCTTATAGCGCTGCCTATGCCCTCGCGAGTGCCTGCGAACAGATTACCGTTCCTCGCACTGGCGGAACAGGCTCAGTCGGCGTGATATGCATGCACATCGACCAGTCGAAGGCGATCGACAAGGCCGGCATGGCCGTCACTATCATCAAGTACGGTGACCGCAAGGCTGACGGCAATCAGTTCAATCCACTCTCGAAGGAGGCGTTGGCGCGATTCCAAGCTGACGTCGACGAGATGGGCGAACTGTTTGTGAACACGGTCGCACGCAATCGCAACCTGTCTGCTGATGTTGTTCGTGAGACGCAGGCAACCACCTTTCTAGGCGCCGCTGGCGTCGAGATCGGCTTCGCTGATGCCGTCATGGCGCCAGACGAGGCTTTTCAATCCCTGCTCGCTGAGCTGGGCTGACATTTCCCAACCCCAAGAGGTTCATTCATGAGTATTCGCACCCTCGCGGCGCGCGGGCTCTCGTTCGCCCATCTCGCCGGACTCAACGCAAAGGCGTCCAAGGCTGAAGACGAGAAGCCCGAAGACGAGGACAAGAAGGAAGACGCTAAGGCTGAAGGCGACGAGCCCAAGGACGACGACGAGAAAAAGGACGCGAAGCGCGCGGACGACGGCGACGACGAGGACAAGAAGGAAAAGGCCGAAGACGACGAAGACGACGCCAAGGCTGAAGACGAAGACGACAAGAAGAACGCCAAGGCTGACGACGGCGACGATGACGACGAGGAAATGCGCGGCAAGAGTGCAGTCGCTCGGGCGCGTCTCCGTGAACAGGCCCGTTGCGCATCGATCTTCGCTTCGAAGGCTGCCGCACGCAACCCGGTTCTCGCGGCGAATCTCGCGTTCAACACGCGCATGTCGCGTAAGGAAGCACTCGCTGTGCTGGAAAGCACGCCGGCCGCCGCGTCACATGCCGACCGGTCTGCTCGCAACCCGAGCATCGGTACCAGTGGTGGTGCCAAACAGTCTCCCCAGCAGGCTATGGCGGCGCGCTGGGACCAGAACCTCAAGGCCGCAAACCCGTCCCGCAGCCGCTGATCATCCTCAAAGGAAACTGAACCATGGGTAACCCCACCTACACGCCGTTTTTGGAAACTTGGCACAACGGCGGATTTATCGTCTCGCTGGCGAACGGCCACCAATCGATCGATCAGGGCACGCTGACTGGCGGCACGAAAGTTCTCGCTGGCACTGTGCTTGGAACCGTGACTTCGGCTGTTACCGCCTCCGCTGCGGCGCTGGGCGCTAACACCGGCAACGGCACGTTCGGCGCTATCACGGCACAGGCTTCGCCGGCAACGATGATCGGTACGTACAGCCTGGCATACACCAGCGCCAGCGCCTTCACCGTGACCGCTCCGGATGGCCAGACGGCCACTGGCTCGAACGGCGTCGCGTTCTCCGCGCTTGGCATCGGCCTCACCATGACGGCTGGCGGCACTGCGTTTGTGGCAGGCGATGGTTTCACCATCACGGTCACTGCCACTCCGGGCAGCCCGACGTTCGCGTCGGCGCCCAACGCCGGCAACACCGGCAACGGCACGATGGGATCGACCTCGGTCGCTGGCTATGCAGCCAAGGTCGGCGTCTACGCTGTCGAGTTCGACGACGCGACGCACTTCATCGTGTCCGATCCGACCGGCGCTGAAGTCGGTCACGGCACGACGGGCGTTGCATTCAAGGCGGGCGGCCTCGGCTTCACGATCACGGCCGGCGGCACCGCGTTTGTTCCGGGCGATTCGTTCTCAGTCACGGTCGCGGCTGGTTCGGGCAAGTACAAGCCTTTCGACCCGGCGAACGTGGACGGCTCGCAGATCCCGAGCGGCATCCTGTATGCCACGAAGGACGTCACGAGCGCAGACAAGTCGTGCGCTGTGGTTGTTCGCCAGTGCGAAGTGAACGCATCGGAACTCGTGTGGCCGACCGGCATGAGCGCAGCAGCGATCACCGCCGCCCTCGCCCAACTGAAATCTATCGGTATCCAGCCGCGGTAACGCGGAACTCACCTGATCTGCAAGCCGCCTCCGGGCGGCTTTTCTTTTTCCAAGAAAGGAAATAAGCCATGGCTGGCGAAATCATTGACATTTTTAACAGCGACGCATTCTCGGCGCTGACACTGACGCAGGGCGTACAACGCAACCCCTACCAACCGGGCGCGCTTGGCACCCTGGGCATCTTCGATCCGAACCCCATCCGCACGACGGCCGTGTCGGTCGAAGAGCGTACGGGTACGTTGAAACTCATCGGCTTCAGCGAGCGCGGTACGGAAGGCACACAGCGCACGACCGAAAAGCGCAAGATGCGTTACTTCGATGTGCCGCGTCTGATGCACGACGACACGATCTACACCTACGAACTCCAGAACATCCGCGAGTTTCCGGAAGGCCCGACCGGTCAGATCGTGACCGTGCCGATGCAGCTCGAGCGCGAAGTCGCGCGTCGTCTGGCTGGCCCGACCGGTTTGCTCGCTTCGGTTGAGTACACGAAGGAATACCTGCGTCTCGCCGCGGTGCAAGGTCTCGTGCTGGACCCGAAGGACGGCAGCGTTCTGTACAACTGGTTCGACGAATTCCAGATCACGCAAGCGACGGAAGTCGCCTTCAACCTGGCTGCCGGCACGGCAAACAGCCTGCGTCCGATCATCAACGGAATCAAGCGCACGATGGCCCGCAAGGCTCAAGGCGCGTTCACGAACTCGACGCGCATCATGGCTCTCTGCGGCGACGTGTTCTACGACCAGTTCTCAAATCACCCGGACGTGATCCGCACGTTCCTGAACTGGGAAGGCGCACGGGACATCCGCAACGATGCATTCGGCGACGCGTTCAACTCGTTCGAATTCGATGGCATCACGTGGGTCAACTACCGCGGCTCGGACGACAACACGACCGTCAAGATCGCCGACGACAAGGTCAAGTTCTTCCCGGTCAACGCCCCTGGCATCTTCCAGGAAGTGATGGCTCCGGGCGAATCGGCTGAGTTCGTGAACCAGCCTGGCGCACCGGTCTACGTTCTCCCGATCATCGATCGCGACCGCCGCATGTGGTGGAAGATGGAAGCGTACGCATACCCGCTGTATCTGTGCACGCGTCCTGAAGTCCTGCTGTCGGGTCGCTCGGAGGCGTAATGCCGATCAACTGGGACAGCCTTGTTATCGGGCCATTGCAGGGCATTTTCGGCGAGCCGGTGACGTACAGACCCTACGCTAGTCAGCCCTACCAGATAACCGGCATCTTTGACGATGCGTACCTCAAGGAAGTGATGTTCGAGGACGCATCGCAGGGCGTGACGGATGTGTCTGCGGTCCTCGGTGTGCAGTTGTCCCAGTTCCCATCCCTGCCGGCGCAAAGCGATCAACTCTTCGTTGCGAGCATCAACACGACTTTCGTTGTGAAAGAGGTTCGCACGGATAGCCGCGGCGGCGCCAAATTGATGCTTTCCAAGGTCTCATCGCCATGACGACATCCGCAGATATTCGCGGCCTGTTTGTGACGGCGCTGAAGGGCGCGACGAATGCTGGGCAAGCTGTCTATTCGCCGTTTGACTGGCCGACCGCACCGGGTTCGTATCCGAACATCCTCGTTCACGCGCGCAAAGAGCGGAAGGTCTCGCTTGGGCCGAATACGCCTGAGTTCGACGTCTACACGACCGTCGAAATCGTTGCTCGCGTGCAGTCTCCCGCAGGGATTGTTGACACGGGCTCGGCCGCCGCCTTGGCCGCCGCCGAAACCCTGAAGCTTCAGATCGAAACAGCGCTGATCAATAACCCGCTGATCTGGGCTGATCCGAACGGCGGCCAGCGCATTGAGCAGTTCACGACGGTCGATTCCGAGCTCAACACGAGTTCCGAAGGATCGATGCCGATCGCCGAATTGGCGATGTCGATTGAAGTGAAGTACTACCAGGGTCCGGAAGACTTCTATCCGATCCCGACCAATCCGCTGCAGACCGTCGACATCAACCTTGACATGGCAGCGCCGTTCGATCCGAACGGTACATACGCAAATCCGCCTTTCCCATCTGCCGTGAATCCGGCACCACGCACCTCCGGTCCCGATGGCCGTAATGAGGGCGCTTTGACAATTAACCTGCCTCAGTAGAGGAGCACCCCATGAAGGTCTATCCCGCGCTGGGTCTCAAAGTCCGAGACCCGGCCACGATGCAATTGCTCGACGAAAACGAAGGTCTCGAGGTCGGAGAGTTCGATCTGCATTGGAACCGATTGTTGCGCGACGGAGACGTGACGCTGACGCCTCCCGCAAAGTCGAAGAACGGAGGTAACAAAGAATGACTATCGGATTCAAGCAGATCCCCGCGAATATCCGCGTCCCTCTCTTCTATGCGGAAGTCGACGCATCGCAAGCCAACACCGCGACCGCCAATCAGCGAGCGCTGATCATCGGCCAGATTACGTCGTCAGGCACGGCTACGCCCAACGTTCCTGTCATCTCGCAAGGTGTATCCGATGCGAAGACGGCTGGCGGCCAAGGTTCGATGCTCGCGCAGATGACGTACACGTATCGCCAGAACGACAGTTTCGGTGAAGTGTGGTATCTGCCGCTGGCCGACGATGCGGCTGCTGTGGCTGCGACTGGCACAATCGCTTTCACCGCTCCTGCGACAGCCGCCGGCACGCTCTCTCTGTACATCGGCGGCATGATCGTGACGACCGCTATCACGGCGTCGCAAACTACGGCACAGGTCGCGACGGCGGTTGCTGCGGCGATCAACGCGATCAACGACCTGGCGGTGACCGCGACGGCGTCGACGACGACCGTGACGATCACAGCGAAGAACAAGGGTCTCGCCGGAAACGACATCGACATCCGCGCGAACTACCTTGGCGCGGCTGGTGGTCAAGTTACACCGACCGGTCTGACGTTCACCATCACTCCGATGGCGAGCGGCGCGACGAACCCGAGCCTGACGACCGGCCTCGCGAACCTGCAAAGCCAGGCGTTCGACTTCATCGTCTGCCCGTACACCGATACGACGTCGCTCAATGCGCTGCAGTCGTTTCTGAACGATACGACGGGTCGCTGGTCGTGGAGCACACAGGTCTACGGTCACTGCTTCTTCGCATACCGCGGCACTTCGTCGGCGCTGACGACGTTCGGCATCACGCGCAATAACCAGCACGAGTCGTGCATGGGCTTCAACGACTCGCCTACTCCGGTATGGAAGTGGGCGGCTGCATTCGCAGCAGCATCGGCCGTCAGCTTGCGCGCTGATCCGGGCGTCCCGCTGCAGACGGTTGCGCTGGCAGATGTGCTGGCGCCTCCGCTCGCGTCGCAGTTCTCGCTGTCGCAACGGAACACTAATCTGTACGACGGCATCTCGACGTTCACGGTTGGCTCGGATGGCACGGTGCGGATCGAAAACGCGATCACGACGTACCAGCAGAACGCGTTCGGTCAGCCGGATAACTCGTATCTCGAAGTCGAGACGATGTTCCTGTTGATGTTCGTGCTGCGCAACCTGGCATCGATCGTCACGACGAAATACGCGCGTGTGAAGCTTGCCGCTGATGGCACGCGGTTCGCGCCGGGCTCGAACATCGTGACGCCGAGCATGATCCGCGCCGATCTGATCGCGGCGTACCAGACGCTCGAGTACAACGGGTATGTGCAGAAGTCGCAGGCGTTCGCGCAGGCGTTGATCGTTCAGCAGAACGCCCAAAACCCGAACCGCGTTGATGTGCTCTGGCCTGGAACACTTATTAACCAGTTGCGCATCTTTGCCCTTCTGGCTCAGTTCCGCCTGCAGTAACCAATCCCCGTCGAACATAAGCCGCCTCCGGGCGGCTTTTTCATTTGGAGGCCAAATTGGCTGACAACACAAATCGTTTGGCCGGGATTGCGTTCATCTCGGTCGATGGGCAGTCGTACATGCTTCAAGCCGATCTGACCTACCGCGTGTCCACCGTCGAACGCGAGTCGCTGATCGGCCAAGACACGGTGCATGGCTACAGCGAGAAGCCGTCGACGGGCATGATTTCGGCGACGCTGCGCGACGCCAAGAATCTGAGCGTCGCATCGTTCAACTCGATGACCAACTCGACGGTCGTGCTTCAACTCGCGAACGGAAAGACGATCATCGGCCGCAACATGTGGACCGTCGACGTTCAAGAGGTCAAGACCGCCGAAGCCACATTCGACGTGAAGTGGGAAGGCCCGGTAGTCTCGGAGAACTGATATGCAGCCGGAAGAAAAAATTCTGAAACTCCGCAAGCCGGTCACGATCGGTGCGGGTGAAGCGGCTATCACATACGACTCACTGAATCTTCGCGAGCCGACTGCCGGCGAACTCG